CAGCAGGTGGCCATGCTGATCCGCGCCGAGCAGGAAGGGCCGGCGAAGTGAGCGCGGCCCTGTCCCGCCGGGGCGAGCCCCAGCCGTTCCGCTCGGCCGATGCCGCGTGGATCTGGACGATGCAGATGCTGAGCGCGCGCAGCGATGGCGCCGGGGCGCGCTTCGGCGCCGGCGGCATCCGGCCATGCGACCCGGACGACGTGGTGAAGGTGCTGGACCGGCTCTATCGGCAGCGCCGCATTTCGCTGGCGCACGCGCACATCCTGCGCATCTACGGCGAGCGGCAGGTCACGCCGAACCCGTCGGTGCCGAGCGAGCGCGGGGATCATCGCATGTGGCAGGAGGCGATGCGGCTGATGGATCAGCCTCTGCGGTCGAAGGGGATCGTGGCGTGAGCCGGGCCCGCGAGCGCATCGAATCGCATCGCCGCATGGTCATCGCCATGGCGCTGGGCATCGGCCTGTTCTGGGTGGCCGTCGCGGCGCTGGCCGGGCTCGGCGCTTGGTGGGCATGGCACGAGTGGGGCCGGCTACTGCTGGCGCTGCGGGAGGCTCTGTCGTGACCGGCCAGAACACCGCCGCCGCCGAGCGCAGCGCCCATGTCCGGCGCGATCCGTCACCGGGGCACGACACCGGCGCCATCGTGGAGATCGCGCCCGGCACCGTGCGCCTCCGCTGCGCCATCGAGCGCGACGCCGCCCTCGCCCAGCTGGCCGCCTTGCCGCCCACCCCCAGCCTGCGCGGCGGCAGCGCCGGCATCACGAACGGCCTGGTGGTGGTGGAGATCAAGCCCTCCGCCACCGCCGCGCACCTCCGCGACATGGCCGCGGAACTGACCAAGATGGCGGAGGAGCGGGCGTGATCCATCCGCATGAGATGATCGTGGACCTCTTCGCCGGCGGCGGTGGCGCGTCCTGCGCCATCCTCGCCGCGACGGGGCGGCATCCCGATCTCGCCGTGAACCATGACGAGACGGCCATCGCCGTCCACACCGCGAATCACCCGACGACGCGCCACGCCCAGGCCAGCATCTGGAAGGTGGAGCCGCGCGAGGCCTGCGCGGGTCGCGCGGTCGGGCTGCTCTGGGCCTCGCCGGATTGCCGGCACTTCTCGAGGGCGAGCGGCGGCGCGGCGCGCTGGAAGTCGGTGCGAGCCCTGCCCGGCGTGGTGATCACCTGGGCCACGCGCGTCCGCCCGCGCATCATCTGCGTCGAGAACGTGGCCGAGATGGAGGGCTGGGGGCCGCTGCTGCCGAACGGCCAGCCTTGCCCCGATCGCATCGGCCGGAGCTTCAAGGCGTGGTGCGGGCGACTGCGCGGGCTGGGCTACACGGTCGAGTGGCGGCAGCTCTGCGCCGCCGACTTCGGCGCGCCCACCACCCGAACCCGGCTGTTCATCGTGGCGCGCTGCGATGGTGAGCCGATCACCTGGCCGCAGCCGACGCACAGCCGCAGGCCGAGCATGTTCGAGGCGCCCTGGCGCACGGCGGCGGAGTGCATCGACTGGTCGATCCCCTGCCCCAGCATCTTCGCGCGCGGCAAGGAGCTGGCCGACAAGACGCAGGCGCGGATTGCCCACGGCGTGCGCCGCTTCGTGCTGGAGGCGGCCGAGCCGTTCATCGTCTCGATCACGCACACCGGCGGATTTCGGGGACGCGGCATGGGCGAGCCGATGCCGACCATCACCTGCGCGAACCGCGGAGAGCATGCGCTGATCGCGCCAGTGCTGACCAAGTTTCAGCAGAACAGCGTCGGCCAACCCGTGACCGAGCCGACCCACACAGTCATGGCCGGAGCGGCCAGATTCGGCTTGGTCGCCCCGACGCTGATCCAGGTCGGCTACGGCGAGCGCGAAGGCCAGGCGCCCCGCGTGCCGGGTCTGGACAAGCCGCTGGGCACGGTGATGGCAGGGACGCACCACCACGCCGTGGTCGCCGCCTTCCTGGCGCAGCACAACACCGGCGTGGTCGGGCACTCCGCACGGCGCCCCGTCTCCACCATCATGACCGCCGGCAGCCACCAGCAGCTGGTCACCGCCACGCTGTCCCCCGCCGAGGCCGAGGGCGCCGAGCGCGTGGCCGCCTTCCTGCTGCGCTACAACGGCACCAACATCGGGCAGCGCCTGGATCAGCCGCTCGGCACCGCGACCACGAAGGAGCGTTTCGCCCTGGTGACGGTCGCCGGCGTGCCGCACGTCATCACCGACATCGGCATGCGGATGCTGCACTGGCGCGAACTGGCGGCGGCGCAGGGCCTGCCGGGCGACTATCTCTGGACGGGCCCGGACGGCGCGCCGCTGGGCAAGACGAGGATCATCCGGTTGATCGGCAACAGCGTCTCCCCGCCGCCCGCCACCGCGCTGCTGCGCGCCAATCTGAAACGCGAGCCGAGAAGGATGGCGGCATGACCGCGAACACGAAGATCGAATGGGCTGACCACACCTTCAACCCGTGGATCGGCTGCACGAAGGTGAGCCCCGGCTGCGATCATTGCTATGCCGAGGCGCTGGCCACCAATCGCCTCGGCGTAGCCTGGGGACCCCATGCCGATCGGCGCCGCACTGCGGAGAGCACCTGGCGCCAGCCCCTTGCGTGGAACCGCAAGGCCGAGCGCGAGGGCCGACGCTACCGCGTGTTCTGCGCTAGCCTCGCGGACGTGTTCGACAACCAGGTGCCGTCGCGCTGGCGCGAGGATCTTTGGCACTACATCGAGAACACCCCGCACCTTGATTGGCTTCTGCTGACCAAGCGCCCGCAGAACATCGAGGAGATGCTGCCGGACGCGCGCACAGGCACCAAGCCATGGGGCGCGGGCTGGCCCAACGTCTGGCTCGGCACCACGGTCGAGAACCAGGCCGAAGCGAACCGCCGCATCCCGCATCTGCTGTCGGTGCCGGCGGCGAAGCGCTTCCTGTCCTGCGAGCCGCTGCTCGGGCCGGTGGACCTGACGCGGATAGCATGGCCCGCCGGGGACGACTGGCCACGCTGCGACTGCATCAAGCATTCCCCGCGCCTCGACGCGCTGGCCGGATCAGTCATGTGCGAAGGGTGCTGCGAAGGGCCCGAGGCGCTTTCGGCAAGCATTGATTGGGTCATTTCCGGCGGCGAATCCGGCGCCGGCGCCCGCCCCTCGCATCCCGACTGGCACCGCAGCTTGCGGGAACAGTGCGCCGACGCCGGCGTGCCGTTCCTGTTCAAGCAATGGGGCGAGTGGATCCCCGAAGAAGATGCCTACGATCTCGACCTGAAGTGCATCGAGCAGGGTCCGCCGCCCGGCGGGATGTATCGCGTGGGCAAGAAGGCCGCCGGCCGACTGCTCGACGGCATACTACACGATGGGGTGCCCGCATGATCAGCCGCACCCTCCCCCTCGCCCTGCTGTTGCTCGCCGGCGCCGCCAACGCCCAGCCGCAGCGCGCCCCTGCCGGCCATGTGCAGGTGATCGACGGCGACACCATCCGCCTCGACGGCGAGACAATCCGCCTGCGCGGCCTCGATGCGCCCGAGCTGCACGGTCGCTGCGCTGCCGAGATCGCGCTGGCCATCCGCGCCACCGAGCGCCTACGCCAGATCGTGGCCGCCGGCGTGACGATCGAGCGCGGCGGGTCCGACCGCTACCGGCGCACCCTCGCCACCGTCCGCACCAGCCAGGGCCGCGACGTGGCGATGATCCTTATTCAGGAGGGTCTGGCCCGCCCCTACGACGGGCGCGGGCAGCGGCAGGGGTGGTGCTGGTGACCGGCGCGACCTGTCCAGTCTGCGGCAAGCACGCGCCCATCTGGCTTGGCGCCCCGCCTGATGGATGCCTCGCGGGGGAGGCAGGCTTGTGCGTGCCGGAGCGCCAGGATGCCGCCAGAGCAGCCCTGTGGCGGCGTCTGTGCCCCGACGCATTCGACGCCACAGGCGCGATCCTCCCCGGCGTCTTGGGTGACGTGATCACGCGCGTCGCGGCTGCCGGCTATGACCCGATTTCAGGGAGGCGGCGCGATGCCTGACACCCTCCCCGCCTGGCCGCGCGTGCTTTCCCAGGACCTCGCCGCGGCCTACCTCAGCATCAGCACCGCCACCTTCGCCCGCTTGGTCGCGGACGGCAAAGCGCCGGCCGCCATACGCCTCAGCCCCGGCCGCGTCGGCTGGGATCGGCGCGCGCTCGACCGCTGGGTTGACGAGCAGACCGCCGGCACCGCAGCCTCCACCCCGGGCGCCAACCCCTGGGACAGCATCTTCAGTGGCAATGGTCCGGCTTAAGCACGTCCACAGCTACACCGACCGCCACGGCCGCCGGCGCCACTACCTGCGCATCCCCGGCCGCGCCGCGATCCGCCTGCCGGGCGAACCGGGCAGCGCCGAGTTCCTGGCCGCCTATCAGGCGGGGCTGAGCGGTCCGGCGAAGGCGCCCGGCCCGCGCCTGCCGCCGCGCCACGCCGCGCCAGGCAGCCTGGACGCCCTTGCCGCCAGCTACTACGCCTCGGCCGCCTGGGCAGCTCTCAGCCCATCCTCGCAACGCACCTATCGGCGCATCCTCGAGCGGCTCCGCGCGGCCTATGGCCACCTGCCCGCCGCCATGATGGAGGCGAAGCACCTGCGCGCCATCGTCGCCCAGGACGCCGGCACCGCCCCGGCCGCAGCGAACCATAGGCGCCGGATGCTCCGCGCCCTCATGCAGCACGCGATCGCCACGGGGCTCCGCGAGGACGATCCCAGCCGGGACGTGGCCCGCGTCGCCTACCGCGAGGGCAGCATCGCCACCTGGACCGAGGCGCAGATCACGCAGTTCGAGGCGCGCTGGCCGAGCGGCAGCAAGCCCCGCCTCGCCTTCGCGCTGCTGCTCTATACCGCCCAGCGCCGCAGCGACGTGGTTCGCATGGGGCGCCAGCACCTGGCCGGCGGATGGCTGAAGGTGACGCAGCAGAAGACGGCCGCCCGGCTCGACATCCCGGTGCACCCGCAGCTCGCCGCGGAGCTTGCGCAGATACCCGAAGGCCAGCTTTCCTTCCTGCTCACGCCGGGCGGAAAGCCCTACAGCCCGAACGGGTTCTACATGCGGTTCATCGGCTGGTGTGGCGAGGCCGGGCTGCCGGCCGGCCTGAGCCCGCACGGCCTCCGCAAGGCCGCCTGCCGCCGCCTGGCCGAGGCGGGCTGCACCGCCAGCCAGATCATGGCGATCAGCGGCCACCGCACCCTGGCCGAGGTGCAGCGATACACCCGCGAGGCCGAGCAGCGCGCGATGGCCGAGACGGCCATGTCGCGGATCAAGCGCTAGGTTAGCGAATTGCTAACGCGGCCTTTCGTTGCTATAGTGACGCCTCACTTTCGGGGCGTATCCACATGGATTTGAACGGCGTTCGGTATCGCTACTGCCACATGTATCGTGACAGGCATGGCCAGCAGAGAGTTTACCTCCGCGTGCCTGGGAGAGCAGCGATCCGGCTACGGGCTCCAGTGGGAACCGATCAGTTCCGCGATGAGTATCGAGAGGCCATGAACTCGCCGGGCGAGATGCTGCGAAAGCAGCGCCGCCCTCAGAACGACGCAAAGGCGTGGAGCCTCGCGCGGCTGAAGGAAGCCGTCAGGGAGACGATGGCTGACGAGGGCGTCTATCTGCTCATCCGAGGCGGCAAGGTCACTTACGTCGGGCAGAGCAAGAACTGCGCGCGGCGGATAGACAGTCACCGGATGAACGGCCGGCAGTTCGATCGGGCGCACTACATATTCATCGAGGGTCGCCAGCGCGTCACTTTGGAGCGGCTTCTCATCCGCCAGCTGGCCCCGGTTGAGAACAAAAAGGACAAGGGGTTCGCAAACCCGACCGAGGGGTCCGACGCGGACTAGATTTCCGGCGCCCTAAGCGATTGCAAAACAAGGCGAAAATGCCGCTTAGGTTAGCGACTGGCGCACCCGGAGGGAACGCGGTTTCCTATGCGCGCCAATGCCATAGGCCGGGTGGTGCGCGAATTCGACACTACGGCAGAATCATCGAAGATCAGGCCGGGTTGCTAACCTTCGATCCGGTGCCAGAACGCAAAAAGCCCCGCCGGCTCGCGCTGGCGGGGCTTGGAAGTGCGCAAGGAATCCTTGCGGGCTCAGCCCTTGGCGAACAGCGCCGCCTCAGCCGAGCGGCGCCGCACCAAGCCGCCGAGGACAACGCCGCCCGCTTTGTTCCAGCGCAGGAACTCCCCGGCGGCAGCGTCCAGGCGGCCCGCGTTGAGGTGCATCAGCAACGTAGAGCGCGCGAACGCGCCTCGGCCGATGTTGTAGATCAGGCTGATCAGCGCGGCCCGCTGGCCAGGGGACAGCGGCACGGTGACCAGATCGGCGACCGCCTGATCCGCGTGGCGCAGGTCATTCGCCAACAGCCGGCGCGCGGCAACCTGGTCGATCGGCCCCTCCCCCGACGAGACCGGGCGCCCGTCACCCCATCGTGTGGTGCCGTAACCGATGGTCCAGACCTTCGCCGGACAGAGATAAGAGGTTGACCGGAACCCCTCGAACTCGGCCACCAGGTCAGCGGCCATCGCCATATGGTCGGAGACAGCGGGCGGTGAAGGAGGCGCTTGCGGCGCCTCCCCCACGGTCAAGACGGGGACGCCAGCCGCGATCACGGGCGGCGCTGCCGGCGCCTCGGGCCGCCCCGCACCAAGCCAGCCGAACAGGCGGCGCCACGGGCTCACCGCCGCGGCTCCACCGGCGGCACCATGGGCTGCGCCAGCAGGCGCCCCAGCTCGCCGCGCACCATGCCCTCGACCACCGCAGCCGGCACACCCAGGCGGCCCAGCGCGGCCGGGGCGGCGGCGGTCACATAGGCGGCACCCTGCCGCACCAGCGCATCAGTTGCGGCAGCCGCGGCCGGGTTCTCACGCAGCGCCACCACGGCCTGGCCGGCGGCACGGGCGGCGGCGCCGACCACGGTCTGGCGATCCTCCGCCTTGCGCAGCACCGCGAGGCCCCGCCGGGCGAGTTCCGCCAGCAGCGTGGCCAGCAGCACGCCAAGCGCGCTCCACACCTCGTCCATCGTCGTCTCCTGTCGTGATGAGGCCGCCATGCCGGGCGGCGCGGGATTCGGCGGCGGGCGCGGCCTGGCCGGCGCCCGCCTACCTCGCTGCGCGGTTTGGGGATGCGCGCCGCGAGGGTCTCAGGCCAATCGGCGGCGGATCGCCTCAACCAACAGGTCGAGGATGCGCGTGCCGATGGCCCCGGCAGCGCCGGCCGCGGCGGCGACGATCAGCACCGGGTAGCCCATCTCCCGCAGCGAGGGATCCCACCACACGGCCATGCCGGCCGCGACAATCCCGAGCATGCCGCCCAGGCCGAAATCGAGCGCGAGCAGCGGCAGACGCCGGCCGCCGCCCTGCATCGCCACCAGCACCCGGGCGGCGCCGCCCATGCCGCCCGCAATCGCCGCCATGCGCGCGGCCTCGCCCAGATCGTCGCTCACGCTCAACCCTCCCATGCGCCGATCCACGGCGACCCCGGCGTCGTCGTGGCGAAATCCACAGCGGGGCCGATGGCGGGGAAGGCCGCGTTGTAATCGACCAGCGAGGTCGAACTGACGCGGCATTGCCCGCCTGTCCCGGCAAACATCGATGCGCCGTTGTTGATGCCGACGAAGCGCGCCCACTCGCCCATCGCGCCAGTCACAGGCACCGTGTAAGGCCGAGCGCCGCCATTGCAGACGACAGCGCCCCAGTAGAGGCCTGGCTCGAGGATGATGGCAGAGGCAAAGCTCACGCGGATCTGCGTGTTTGCGGTGCCGCTGAAATCCACCGTGCCGCTGCATTCGGCGATCAGGTTGGAGGCGCTGCCGCCCGCCGGCGATCCGGCGATGTCGCGATACAAGGCCAGTTTGCCCAAAGTCGCGGCGGTGCTGGTCCCGATCACCAGGCCGAGCCGCAGGATCGAGGTGCGGTCGAAGATCGGGATCGGGCAGAAGTAGATCGTGCTGTTTGCCGCGCCGCCTGCCCCACCGACCAGCGCGGCGGCGGTGGCATAGCTCGGGGTTGGAAGGATCGAGAACAGCGAACCGGAACGCCCCGACACACGCGGCAGCGTGCTGGGCTGGTCGCCGTAGTCGAAATTGATCAGCGGCGTGGTGACGGCGGAGAATTGCGGGTTGGTGAGGCGCGTGCGGAGGCTGGTCGCATTGCGCCGAACGCCGCGCGTGCTGTCCGCAATGGCCGGCGCATCGATGGTGATGTCGTTGGCGCTCACTATATCGATGGACGCATCGGTGATGTCGGTGAAGCTGCCGCCGAAGCAGCGCCCGCCGCCCGCGCGGTAGTCGATGCCGATCTCCGCGCGCGCGATGAATGGCGCAACCACGCTGGAGCGAATGCCGCCGGTCTGCACGCTGATGCCCGTCCGCACATCGGCGGCGCGCGGGGCGATCAGCGACACATCCTCATCCAGCACCACGAAGCCGACACCGGACACGCCATCGGTCGGGCCTTGCGCCTGGCAGCCGATCAGCACCGCGCCGCCGCCACCATTCGCAGACGGCGGCGAGTAGGAGCGCACGAAGCCGAAGCCGCCGCTGCTGAAATTGATGCGCTCGGTTGCCGTGAATGTGCCGACGACATCGCGCAGGCTGATACCACCCACAGCCAGGGTCGAGGAACCGGAGCGCGCATTGATGACTGCCGTGGCCCCGCTGGTCACGCCCGTGACCGTCGCCTCTTCTTCAGGCAACACCGTCGCGTTTTCATAGGTGATCAGCGAGGAATCGTCCGGCCGCACACGGAACAGCGCATGATTTGCGGCGGTGATGGCCGCGCTGGTCAGGCGCGAGACGCAGTTGCTAACCGTGGTGCCCGCGCCGCGCACATCGCACCATGCTTTCGCAACGGTGGTCGAGGCCCGGCCGCAGTCTTCGAAGTAGCAGCCCTCAATGCGAATGTTGCGGTTGAGGCCGCCGGGGTTCTTGATGTCCATGCCATCCGTGCCGGCGCCGATGATCCGCACATCCTCAACGGTCAGATCGATAAAGTTGCCCGTCTGAAACCCGATGCCGTAAGCCTGGGCGTTGAGGATATCCAGGCGCTGGAACTGCACATTGGTCAGCGCGGAGATACCGATGCCGTGCTTGTTGGGCCGGGTGGGGTCAGGGATGGTCTGGTTTGCCCGGTCGCCGTCATAGGTGAAATCCGAAAAACGCGCATTGCTCAGCGTACTCAGCCGGAACAGGCTCATATCCGTTCCGGCCACGGGCTGGATGACCGTCACGCCGCGTCCTGCACCGCGCAGCCAGAAGTTGCTGTAGCCCGTCAGGTTGAAGCCGTAGCCGGCCCCCAGCGGATCAATGCTGCTGTGCGTGAAGTTGCCTTCCGGCATCCTGATGATCCGCTGCCCGCCGAAGGCGCCGGCATCGCGCGCGCGCCGCAGCCACAGCGCGATGTCCGTCTCGCCCGCCGCGGCGAAGTCGAGCAGCGACACCTCGACCTCGGTGAGCTTGGTATTGAGCAACCGCGCATAGCCGGATGGCGGCGTGTAGGCGACGGCATTCCACACGATCGGCGGCAGCGGCGCGGCAGGCGCGGCGAGCGGAAACAGGGTTGGCGAGACGCTCTGATCCGCCACCGCAAGCTCGCGCATCGTGGACACAAGCCCGATCACCGTGCCGGAAGCAGACACCTGCCACACGCCAGGGATGTTGGGTGTGAAGGTGGCGCGGTAGATCCCCGCCGCCTCGGTCACGACAGACGGCGCGGCAGCCGTGGTGCCGTCTCCGCGCACGACAGCGAAGGCGACGCCAGATGCAGCCGAGAGCGCGCCACTGATGTCGTCGCGGAAATCCGCCCAGACCGTCACGCTGTCCCCGAGATTGTAGCGGGGCGCGCGCACATCATAGACCGCGCCGAAACGCAGCGTCGCGACGATTGCCATGCTGTTGCTCCGGAATCAGGCGAGGAGGGAAAGAGCCTCGGCTTCGCTCGGGTAGTCATCGTAAAGATCGCCAATGATCTCACCGGCCAGCGGCAGCGTGCCGGCGGCGTTCGCATGGCCAAGCAGCGCGCGCGATAGCCCTGGCGGACGCGGAACAGGGGCGGTGACGACGCCGCCCGAGGAGGTGCCGAAGCGGATGGCGCCGGGGCTCCAGGCAAGCAGCGCGCGCCACTGCGCCCCCGGCGCAAGCACACCGACCGGCGTCAACGTGGCGAGCGTCACGCCGCTGGCGATAACGAGACACTCGGGCTGCCCGCCGCCGGCCGCCACGCGCGCAACGATGCGGTTGCTGTCGGTGCCATCGTCGGCCTGCAGTAAACCGAGCGGAGAGGCGCCCGCCAGCGCCGCGAATGAGCCGCGCAGCAGGATGGCGCCGCGGGCAGGCATGGCCGAGGGAGTCCAGATCGGCGCATCCGCCGCGCGCGTCGTGGCGGCTGGCGAGGCCGCCACCGGCAGGATCGGCAACGTCGCGTAGCCGCCCAGCTCACACTGGAACAGGCCGACGGCAATAGTGCTGTCGATCACTTGGCCATTCGCGAAACCCACCGAGAGGCCGGGGCGGATACTGGTGTTGCTGGCCCCGGCCACGGTGTGCAGCACGCCGAACCGCTGCGCGGTTGTTGTCGCATCGATTGTCTGCGCAAAGTCGGTGCCGGTCGGCACCTCTCGCACCAAAAGCCGGACGCCGGGCGTTGCGCCGAGATGCGTCGCCCTTACCAATGCCGAGACGGCGAAGACCTGCCCAACCGTCGCGGCGATGATGGCCGCTGGCTCAAGCAGCACGGGCAAGGCTGCCGTTGCGCTGGCCGTGCCGGCGAAGCGCAGCACGACACAAGACACACCGTTGATTGTCTCGTAACCAACCACGCTGCGAGTGATGCCGCTTGCCGTGGTGCTGCTGCTCCAATTCGTGGGCAGGGTGCCGGAGGTGCCGGCGACCAACCCTTCGCCACGCGGGTTGCGGACACCATTCGTCCGGCTTGGGTCTACGCGCAGCCGCCGCAGCGGCGATGACCAGCGAGGCAAATTCTGCCCGACCTCAACCCATGCACCCGCCGCGTCCTGCTGCACCGTGGTTGCGGTCGTGGGCGTGTGCGCGCGCGTGACTGCGACGTTTACACCGAGCGAGTCCGGCGCAATCAGCGCACGCGGCGGGGCGAGCGCGCTGGCGGCGGTGGCGCGCACGCGCAGCGTGGCCAGCACCACTGCCGCGCGCGGCGCCGGCCCGCGCGCCAGCACGCGCCGCACCAGCGGGCCGCCAAGCTCGGCCGAGGCCGGCAGCACAAGCTCCGGCGTGACCAAAGCGGGATCGAACAGCATCACATGCGCTCGGTCAGGACGAAAGCGAAGCGGCTGAAGGCGAAGTTGGTCCGCGTCAGGCCAAGCTGCGCCGTCGGGCTCGCCATCGGGCCATAGATCGACCGCCGATTGAGATCGGCCTGCGAGAGCGTGACCTCCGGCACATAGACCACATCATCCGCGGCCGAGAGCGTCGCGAAGAGCGCCTGGAAGGCCGGCGCCTCATGCTGGCGGATGGATGGCAGGGCGAACTCCACCTGGCGCGGATTGCCCAGGCCGGCGACGCGGAAGGAGGCACCCGTGAAGGGGTTGGCATCCGATGCGCCGAGATAGGTGCGGCCCTCACGCCCCCCGTATTCCTCGCCGCGCTCCATCCGCAGCGTCGCCATGGCGGCAAGCGAGCCGATGTCGAGCACCGCGCCCGCGATGTTGGTGATCAGCACGCGCATGTAGCGCGCGGCGATGGCGGCCGGCAGCAGGCAGATCACCGCGCCGCGCGTGTCGGCCGCCCCGGCCGCGGCGTGCGCCGTGTTGCTGATCGTCCCGGTCGCGAAGGTTGGGTCGCTGTCATTCAGCTGCACGCGCACCGTCTCGCCGCCGTCGAGCGTCGTGTTGACCAGCGCCACCAGCCCGATCGTCACCGTGCGGCCGAAGTCGAATTGCAGCGTGAGCGAGCCCGAGGCCGGCAGGAAGCGCGCGCGGATGCCGGGCTGTGGATCCGACAAGTATTCCGCCGGCATCGTATCCACCACCGCGCCCAGCACCACGCTCACCGCCACGCCGCTGCGCATGTGGTCCTGATATCCGAACGCGCCCGCCATCTCAGCCCCCAGATCCGAAAAGGGTCACGCTCACGCGACGGCGGTCGATATCCTCGCGGAGCGCGACCACCACGCCGACGAAGCCGCCGGACAGCCCGGCAATCGGGTAGGTCACGCGGCCGGTGTCGCCCAGATTGATCTGGTGCAGGTAACGATCCGTGGTCACCGTCCAGGCGCGCAGCCCTTGCTCCATCGCCGTGATCAGCGTCTGCGCCCGGCCCTGCGCGCCGCCGGCGTCGGCGTAGAGCCCGGGCAGCCGCAGCACGCGCTGCTGCGCCACGCGCGCGGTGATGAGCGCGCTGGAGGCCACGCCGACCGGCGGCGTCGCATCGCCCAGCCGCAGCCGCAGGGCGGCATTGGCGGCGGTGCCGATCTCCGCGAGCGGCGCGTTGTTCACACCCCAGGCGATCTGGACCTCCCGCGCGGGCGGGCTGAGCGCGGCGGGCAAGGCCAGCGGCTCGGGCTCCGCGACCAGATCGACCGGCAGAAGGTCGAACTGGATCACCTCGGCCGGCTGGAAGGGGTCGAACAGCCGCAGCCGCCCATCCCGATCCCCCGCCAGCACCGCGCAGGAGCCCGCCAAAAGGCGCTCCGCCGCCGCGAGGGCGGAGACATCCTCCGCGCCCTGCCAAAAGCCCACGCTGCCGCCGAGTGCGGTTTCCGCATAGGACCAGCTATCGCTGTCCCGCTCGCCCGGGGCGAATTGCGGGCCGGTGACGGTCAGCAGCCGCCACAGAATCGCGGCCGTGGTGACGGGGTAGCCATCGGCCTCCCCGCGCACATCCGCCGTCACCGGGCCGTCCGGCGTCGCGCCGATCTGAAACATGCCGAGGCCTGGCCAATCGCGGAACTGGCCGACGCCCGGGGCCACGCCGACCGCCACCTGGTTCACGCCGCGGATCCGCACCGCGTCATGCGCCACCACCGCGCGCCAGTGAGTCTGGTAGGTCGGCAGCGCGCCGTCGCCGAGATCGACCAGCCCGAGATCGATCGGCGCCACGTTGAACAGCGGCCCGAGCGCCATCGGCTTCGGGCGATCCGCCAGCGCCGCAGGCCCGAACAGCCCGCCCGCGCCGCTGTAGCGGCTGGGCTGCAGCGTGGCCGAGAGCCGGGCCGTGATGTCATCCATGGCGAGGCTTGCCCGCCGCCCGCCGATGCGCCCCAGCCGGCGCGCGCGGCCAAGCCAGACGCGCGTGGTATCGCGCAGCGGCGTGCCGAAATCGGAGGCGCGCGGGGCGGTGACCTCGGCGACGCGCAGCTCGACCTCGCGGCCATCGGCGGTGCTGTACCGGGCCATGTCATCCGCCCAGCCATCCTGGTCCGCGAGCGGCAACTCGGCGACGGTCAGCGCGATCACGCCACCGGCGCCCAGCGCCGTCAGCGCATCCTGCTCGATGGTCACGCCGCCGACGATGCGGGGATACCAGATCGTGCTGGGCGGCACATCGAGAGTGTCCGAGGCGTAGGCATAGGTCGCGATGCGGAGATCCTGTTCGGCCGGCGCCGCTTCCGCCGTGGCGGGCAGGACAAGCGCCGGGGAGAGAAGCTCCGCCTCGAGCAGGCTCATCGCCGCGCCAGAAGATCGAAGCGGCCGGCGGTGACGTTGCCGGCGTCCATCAGGAAGCGGATGGCGTTGATGGCCGTGGCATTGGCGCGCTCACCGAAAGTGCGGTGCATCACCCGCGCGCTCAGCCCGTTGTGGTAGTGGCCGGCCGAGCTGCGCACATTCGCGCGGCGCGTGCCGTCGCCGGGCCAGATGGTCAGGTCGCCCATCGCGGAATTGGTCGTGATGCCCGTATCGATCTGCGAGGTCAGCAGGATCGCGGTGGCGGAGGCGCCGAGCGCCGAGGCCACGTTGCTGGTCCCCGGCGTCGTGACTTCCGATGTGTATTCGTAATCACTCGCGGTCGCGGCGAAGGTCGCGCCGCCATCGGCGCTGGTGCGCAGCGCGAGGATCGCGCCATCGGTGGCGGGCCGCACCGCGTTGAAGCGCACCTCGAACTCCGAGAAGCCCGCGGGCAGCACGAAGTCAATGGTGGCGGAGGCGCTGGCATCCTGGCGCCGCACCAGCGACACCGGCGGCAAGCCGGTGGCAAGCCAGCCCGTGGCGGTGGCGAAAAGCTCGACGCTTTCACCCGCGAAGATGATGAGCGTGGTGGCGCCGTTCACCGTCTCCGCGCCATTCGGGTCGATGGTCAGCCAGGCGCCGGCCGTGCCCCGGTTCATCACCAGATAGCCCGCGCCGACCGGCACGGTGGAAAGCGCCGGCAGGTTCAGCGTGCCATTCGTGCTGCCCGTCATGGTCTGGGTCGTGCCCAGTTCGGCGAGCGTGGCGGTTGAGGTGGTGGGGAAGGTCGCGCGGCGGCGCTGGCCGGGGAAGTCGAAGGGGAAGGCGTCGATGACGCCCGAGAAGCTGACCGCCGCGCCGCCATTGCTGCTGAACAGCGGCGTGCCGCGCGCGAGCGTGCCGGGGTTGGCGCCGTTGTAGGTAGTGACACCGACCTCGTACTGGTTGGTGCCCGGCACGGACAGCACCATGCCCACGGCCTGGGCGACGCCGCCCGTGGCGTCGCTCAGGCTGCGGCGATTGGCCGCCGCCGCATTCAGCGTCAGCGTGCCGGTTCCGGGCGTGTCGCTGGTGTGCTGCACGCGCCAGGACAGGGGAAGAGTGGTCATGTAGGGCTCCTCACGCCGCTGCCCGGGCTTCGCGCGCATCCATGCGCGCAGCCAGGCGGGCCACTTGTTCTGCCAGGTTTCGCAGCTCGGCCACGGTGCTCACCGCGCCGAACTCCACAGCACCGGAGATCTGGTCTCCGATGGTCGCGGTCGCGTTGATGACGCCGGCCAGCCCCGCGCTATCGGAACCAGGCGCAGCCGCCAGCGCATCGGCCGCGACGCCGCGCGCCAGTTCGGCGAAGCCGGTGGTGATGCCTTCGATCGACTGGATGATCGGCAACGTCTGGCGGACGACGCGGCTGAATTCCTCCAGCTCGGCAGTGGTCGCGCCATCGGCCAGCGCCGCACGGGCGCCGCCGAGCCTCAGCCGCGCCGCGGTCGAACGCGCTGCGGGATCGAGGCCGCCGAGGCCGCCCAGCGTGAGATCATCCAGAATGCCGCGGGCGGCGTTGGTGCGGGCGGCGGCCGCGCGATCTTCCTCGGCACGCTTCTGCGCCGTGGCCGCATCTATCGCTTTCTGCTGCGCGGCCGCGAGCACCTCATATCCGAAGCCCAGGCGCCCCGCGAGCTTGAACTGCTCTTCGTAGCTGCGCTTGATGGCCGCGATTGGGTCTTCGGCATCCTTCGCCGCTTGTGCGATTGCATCTATGGCATCGGCGAAGCTCGCCGCTTCATTTGCCGCAGCGATCTGGGCCTCGATGGAGCCGCCACCGCTGGCGTACAGGCGATCGAGTGCGCCCTGCACGCGAGAATCGTCGGCCCGCAGGCTGGTGACGCCGGAGCGGGTCAGGGATTCGATCAGGTTGCGCGGATTGCCGGACTCGCCGCCGCCGATGGCCGCCGCGAAGCCACCCGCCGGCGAGGCGCCCGCCGCGAAGCGCAGCCCGGCGGCGGACAGCGCATTGTTCAGCGCGTCCACCTGCTGCTGCGCCTGGGCGAGCAGCTGCTCGCTCTGGTCGAAGTTCTTGCCCGCGTATCCCTGGACCGCGAGGCTTCCGTTGTCATTCACCGCGACGAGGGCGTCGCCGCCGGAGAACGCCCGCCCGGGGCCGAAGAGACCGCCAATCGCGCCACCGGCCGCGCCGCCGACAAGGCCGCCCAGCGGGCCGCCGATCAGCGTCCCAGCCACCGCGCCCACACCGCTGCCGATCTGGCTGTTCTGCCGCCGCGCGGCGCTGTTGCCCGCCGTCAGGCTGCCCGCGAAATTGCCAAGGGCGAAGCCGCCACCGATGCCGCCGGCGGCGCCGCCGAGCGTGAGCGCCTCGGTCCCGAAAGCCGGCGTAAAAAGCTGCGTCTGCAACAGGCCCGTGACGCTGCCCCCGACGCCGCCACCGCCGAGGCCCGTCAGGCTCGCAAACTGCCGCCCAGCCTGAGCAAGCCCGAACAGCTCCGAGAGCCCGCCCGCGCCCTCGATCGAGCCCATCGCCGACTTTACCAGCGGCGTGACCGCAGCCTCCGTCGCGATGCGGATCGGCGTGGCGATCGCCAACCGCTGAAGGCTGGCCAGCATCCCCGCGAAGCCGCGCTCGCCGTTCAGGAAGGCATCGGTGAAGCCGTCGCTCAGGAAGCGCGAGATGTTCTGCGCGGACTGCTCGGCCTGGCGCTCCATCGCCTCGGCCGCGCGGCGCTGCGCCTGCTCTTCCTGCTCGGCCTGCCGGCGCGCTGCGTTGCCGAAGTTGCCGCGGATGATGTTGCCGGCCATCTCGTCGGCCGATTCCATGCCCCGCATTTCGGCGAAGGCCGCACCCGTGCTGCGCACCTCCCTGCCCGCTCCGGCCGTCGCCTGCCGCAGCCGATCCTGCTCGCGCGCCAGCGCCTGGGCGGCCTGCACGCCCTGCTCCGCCCGGGTCTGCGCGGCTTGTGCCGCCGCCGCCGCTCGCTCCTCGGCCTGCTCTTGCGTCAGCGTCGTTTGGCGCAGCAATGCCAGCTGCTCCTCATAGACCCGGCGGTTCGCCTCGGCCCCGGCGCGCTCCACTTCCTGCCGCTGCTGCGTCGCGGTCAGCGCCTCCATCCCACCACGACGCAGCGCGGTGAGCTGCGCTTCGATCCGCGCGGCGTCCTGGTCGATGTCGGCAAAGGGCGCATCGGTGGAGATGCGGCGCAGCCCGCGCAGCGCGTCGGAAGCGCGGCCGATGGCCGTGGTCAGGTTCTGCACCGACCCCGCCGCCTGGCCAGCCGAGCCGCGCACGGCGTCGAGCTGCGCGCCGTTGAGGCCGAGCTGCTGGGTGAGGCGATCGGCCGCCGGTACCGCCTTGTCGAGCTCCTCGACCACCGTGCGCATCTGGCCAGAGAGCGGCCCGCCAGCCGCAGCGGCGCGGGTGAGCGCATCGGCGAGCACCACCAGCGCGCGGGCTGGATCCTCGGCCCGCGCCGCGTTGAAGGCAGCCAGCGCATCGGCCGCAGCGCGCGTGCCGGCATCCACATCGCCGGCGGCCTGGCCACGGGCCCGGCGAGACGCCGCCAGCGCCTCCGCATTGGCCACGCCGCGCGCGAGCCCAGTGAGCCCGCCCGCCGCGTCATCGGTGAGGCGCAGCGATTCCGTCTGGAGGAGCCGCCGGCTCGCCTCGAGGCTGCGGACCTCATAGGCCCGACGCTGCTCATCGAGGCTGGCGTAGTAGGCGGTCAGGCGGAGGATCGTCTCCCCTTCCTGGCTCAGCCCGCGCAGCCAGGCCTCGGCTGCGGTGTTCGCCCGGCTGTAGCCTTCCTCACTGCCGCGCAGCGCGTCGTTGAGCTTCTTGGTCGCGTCGCCGGCGCCGAGCAGCTGCACGGCGATGACACCGATGGTGACGGCCGCGCCGGCCAGCGCGCCGGCCGTACCGAAGATGCCCGCGAACTGCGCGAACTGGGTGCTGAACGCCACCATGGCGTTCTGGCCCATGCTCACCTGGGTCGCGAAATCTTGGATTTGGAATCCGGCCTGACCCATGGCCTGCCCAAATCGGCCGGAGCTGACGCGGGCATTGTCATTGGCCGCGGCAATCGAATTGCTCGCGCGCACACCGGCCTCGCTGCGCGTGGCCGTCGAGGCGATCTGGATGGCGAGCTGCTCATAGCCCGCGCGGGTCAGCGCCAGCGCCTGCTGCTCCTGCGTCAGCCCACGCACCGCCCGCAGCGCAGCCTCTTCCTTCGCTCGCGCGCCGGCCTGCATCACCGCCGTCAGGCGCTCCTGCGCCACGCCCTCGGCCTGCGCCTGGCGCTGCGCGGCCTCCATCGCCGCACTCAGGCTGCGCGTGCCGCGCTCCACCGCCGCGATCGCGCGCTCCACCGGATCGAGCCGCGCCGCGGTCGCCGCGAAGGTGGCATTCGTCCGGCCGACGCGCGTGTCCGTCTGCTCGATCGCCGCACCCGCCGCGTCGGCCGCGCGCGCGATCTCCCGCAGCGGCGCCGTCGCACCGTCCTGCACGCGCACGCCATAGGTGAGGTCGTTGATCGTTGCCATTATGCTCCTACCGCACCTGTCGGATCAGCAGCGCCGGGTACTCGATCCACCGGCCGTCCTCCCGCCGCTCGCGGTCGGGGTGCTGGATCGTGTATTCGCGGCGCGCATCCAGCGCCGGGAAGCGACGCCGCACGGCCCGCGCCGCGTCCTGATAGAGCCCCGGCTCCACGCGGAATCGCAGCTGGCGCGTGCCGATCATCTGGACATCGACCAAGCGCGAGTAAGGCAGCGGCGAGTAGATGAAGGCCTCTGTTGCGTCCGGGGAAACCTTTGCCGCGTCGAATTGCAGCATCGGAATCGCCCGGCCCAAGGCCTGACTGCGCGACACACCGACCATGAAGCTGCGCGAGTAGTCGCCGCTCAGGAAAGGGCTGCGCTTCACAAGGAAATCGAGCGCGTAGGCGATGGCGAGGCCGAGCGCCTGGCCGCGATAGAGGATCACCCCATCCGGCCGCAGCGTCGTCTCGTCCGCGCCCTCGGCGCCATTGACGAAGGTGGTGAAGCTGCTGGGGAACTGCCGCGCGGCAATGAGCCGGTCGCGGTCCGCGCGGGCATAGGCCACGAACCGGGCGCGGACCTGGGGCCACAGCTCGGCCTCGGAGAAGGTCAGGCTCACCTGCCGCGCGAAGGCCCTGCCGCTCATTGTCAGCCCTTCTTCAGCTGCTCGCGCTCATGCTTGCGGTGCGTGGAATCGAGGGCATCGAGCACCTCGTGCAGCGTCATCCGCTCGCCCACGTCGCAGCCCAGCCGATCGGCGTATTCCTCGATCAGCGGCCAAGGCAGCGGCAGGGACAGCACGCCGGCCATGGCCACCGAGACCATCGGCCGCGACGGCGCCAGCGCCAGCCAGGCATCCCAGAGCCAGCGCCAGCGCCGGTCTATCCGCGCGGGCTCACCGCGCGCCGGCAGCAACGCAGCGGCGGCGGCATCGCCATCCTGTGCCAGTTCGCTGAGCATCTCATGCGCCGCCGCCCGGCCGCTCAGCTGCTCTTTGAGGGCGGCCCGGAGTTTCCCGCCGCCGCCTCGGCATCGATCGCGCGGCGGGCATCGGCCAGCGCAACGGCGTTGAGGAAGTGCAGGTAGAGCGGCTGCCCCTCGAAGGTGCCGCAGAGGTGCTGCGCTTCCTCGCGCGTGCAGTCTTCGAGGCCCTCGATGTCCATGATGCAGTGCTCGAACAGCAGATCCGCGAGCGCGCGCTGCTGGATCTCAGCGGGGACGCCGCCGGGCCCGAATTCGCGCTGCCAGGACGCCTCAAGCGCCTGCAGCTTCCGCTGGAATTGCGGGCCGCGCACGACGGCGCGGACGCGGAACTCGGGGTGATCCGGGGCGGGGCGCACCCAGACGCCGCCCTCGACGGCGCGCGGATCGCGCAGCGCCTGCTTGACCTTCATCGATCAGTCCTCATGCGGGGGTGCGGGCTTGCGGGGAAGGCGGCTGGCCAAGCCCGCACAAGGCCAGCCGCCGCACCGCGCGATGCCTCCCAGCATCACGCCGGGAGCGTCATTCGACGTATTCGAGCATGTCCATGGCGAAGTGCGCGCCAGTGAGGTCATCGCGCGACGCCATGAAGGTGCAGGGCAGCATCGCATCGGTGTTCACCGCGCCACCGATCGCCGGCGTCGGCATGATGGTGGCGCGCGGCAGATCCCAGACCACGCCCTGGCTGCCGGCCTGCGCGCGCCAGTTTATGGAGGTGGGCGTGCCGGCAATGGCCTTCGCGAGCAGCGCGTTGTCGCCGAAGTAGGTCTCGGCCACCACGGAGGCGCTGAACGCGCCTTCGCCGATGTCCACCGCCGCCATCGCGTCCACCGCTTCGGTGCGGCGCAGCGCGTTGCCGATGCTCAGCCGCAGCGAGCTGACCCAGTTGGGCGCGGTCAGCTGCGCGCCGCCCTCATTCACCCGCCCCAGATGCGCCGAACCGGCCATGATCGGGAAGGCGGCCACGGACGGCGCCGCATCGGGGCTGGCGTCGAGCGAGGTCTGCGACTGCGCGCCATTCATGCCGATGAGATTGAAGGTGCCGGTGATCTTCTGCTTGCGCACGAAGTTGAACTCGGCCGTGTCCACCACCATGCCGCGCTGCACGATGTAGGTGGGCGTGGTCTGGCCCATGAAGCCCTTCTCGAAGGAGTGGCCGATGGTGGTCAGGCCGTTCACCAGGCGGTCGCCGAAGAACACCCGGATCGTCTTGCCCGTGCCGGCATCCGTGGTCCAGCCGGCCGGGCGATTGTCGAGCGTCAGCGCCGTCGCCGTGATTGCCGTGATGCGAACCCAGGTGTTCAGCAGCGCGGTGTTGAACTGGAAGGCCGCGCCCGTGCCGCCGATCTTGATCCACTGGCCGACCACCAAGCCGAGCGTGGTGAAGTTCAGGGCGGTGGAGGCGAGGCCCGTGGCCGTCGCGGTGATGTCGGCGCTCGCCCCTTGGAAGCCCACCACCTTCGCGCGCGCGTTCGCCGCCGGCGCCGTCTCATCCAGCAGGCCCTGGGATACCGCGATGTAGCTGGTGGCGCCGCCGGTGGTGACGCGGAACAGGCCATTGTTGGCCGCGACACCGAAGCCCGTATGGCGCACCAGGTGCCCAATGACGAAGGCGGCGCCGGTGGTCACGGTGACGGTGCCGGTGGAGGCCGTCACCGCGGTGATCACGCTGTCGGCCGTGCCGTCATTGTCGCGCTCGGGGGTGTTCACCGCATTCGCGAAGAACAGGCTTTCCCAAAGGCCGCGCAGAAGGCTGTCGCTGCGGGGAAAGTGGAACTCGACGTTGATCGGGCCGCCGGCCTCCTCACCCACCTTCACCGGATCGGCCGTCATGCGGTCATCGCGGCGCTCGGTGCTGTTCTCGAACTGCGCGGCGAAGTTCAGCCCGTCATTCATCACCCGCAGCGCGCGCATCCGCGGCGTGGTGGGCGTGGTGCCCAGGGTGGTCTCCCGCACGCCCGTCAGGCGGATGCGATTGGTGTCCGTCATCTCATCGATCTCCGATCATGGTGGGGTGCAGCTCAGTCCGCGGGGGGCTCGGCAGGCACGATCTTGGCCGCCTTGCCCTTACTCTCCGGCGCGCGGAGGCAGCCGAGCCGCGCCCAGTCCTCCACTGTCAGGCCGCCATCCAGGTCCGCCGCCGTGACCTGCTGGCCCGGCAGGAAGCGCCGCGTCCGCGTCGCGAAGCCGCGCACAACCTCGAAAGTCTCGCTCATGTCAGGCTCCTTCAGCCGCGCAACCAGTTGATTCGCAGGGGCAGCAGCCACCACGGGCCGCGATCCTCCGCCGCGACGCCCAGGCCGATGCTTGCATCCAGAAACTCGATGTCATCGAGCTGGAGGCCACGGAACAGCGCGAAGAGCGCATCGGCGATCTGGCGCGCCAGTAGCGACGAGGTGCCCATCGGCACGATCACGCTCAGCAGCAGCTCGCCCTCTTCCTGCCAGCGGTTCGCCGTGCGCGTCTCTGCGCCGACCGTCATCTGCTCGTACTGACCGCCCGTGATCTGCACGAAAACGTAGGGGGCTGGCTCGGCCGGGTCCGGCTGGCTGAACTTCTCATTGTCCCAGGCCAGCGGCGTGGTGGACCACTGCGCCTCGAGATAGGTCCGGATGGTGCTGTATGCCGCCGCGCTGCTCATCGCGCACCGCCGCGCACATGCAGCGTCCAGCCATCGATGTCGGCACCAACATGGCGCGGCGTGGCACCCATCACCGCCCAGGCCGCGCCATCGACCACGATGCGGTCATTTGCCGTCGGCACGCCCGCGATGGGCGCAATGCTCGGCCCAATCACCACCTCGGCATCGCCCTGCTGGAGGAGACCCGCAATCTCTTGCGGCCGGTATGCGCGCAGCTTGCCCGTGACCGTCACGGGCTGCCAGGTGCCGCCCGGGGCGGTGCGGCGCTGGTAGATCATGGGGCGGCCGTAAACAGCCAGCAGCCGCCCGGTGGTACCGCGCAGCCCGCTCACACCGAGACCTCGCGATATGGGGCCAGCAGCCCGGCCGCTTGTGGCGTCAGCGCCTCCATCCCACTGCGTGGGTCGAGCCAAGAACGTGACGCAACGCCCTCGGAGGATTCCGACCGCAGCGACGGATCCCGGCCGCGCGCGTGGTACATCGCCGCCACGGTCAGCACCGCGGCGCGCTGGATGTCGGCCGGCAGCGTGGGGCTCGCCTGATCCGGCACGCGATAGCCGGCGGTGTAGCTGGCCACGATCTTCGAGGCGCGCCAGGTGCTGCGCGCATCGCTCGACAGGCGCCAGAGCATGCCGGCATCGGCATCGAGCTCGCGATCGCCGGCCGCCACCGCGACGCCATCCTCGGTGATGCTGGAGATCGCCGTCACCGGGCGGCGGCGCAGGATCAGCACCTCCGCCCAGCAGATCGGGCGCCAGAGCTGCTGCACCACCTCCTCCGCCAGCACGCGCCCGCACCAAGATGCGATTGCGGCGGAGGCGGAATCGCGCAGCAGGTCGAGCGCGGTATCCTCGCCCGCGCCGGAGATGCCCAGCTCGGCCTTCACCGCCGCCAGCGTGCAGAGCCGCTGATTCGCCGCCGAGGCCGGCGTGATGATGGTGAGGATGGACATGCGATACCCCGCGCGCGACGCAGCAGCAGGGGCGGCCCTTCAGCCGCCCCCCAGACGATCAGACCGGCGGGTTCGGCGTCGGCGCGTTCGCCGGGTTGCCCAGGATCGCCAGCGCGGCAATGAAGATGTTGCCGGCATCGTTGCCGCTGGGCGTGATGGTCAGGCGCACATAGCGGCGCGCGCCGACGTAGCCGACCTTCCGGCTTTCCGCGTCATCCGCGAAGGTGTAGCCGGCCAGGGCCAGCGTGCCGGACACATCGGCCGCCGTGACCGCCGCCGTGTCCGAAAGGTTCGCGGCGTCGCCGTGCTCCATCGTGACAGCGAAGGTCGCGTTCGTGTCGGTGTTGGTGCCGACCGCGATGCCGAAGGTGAGGCTGTCATAGCCGGCGCGGTCGATGATGGCCGACACGATGGCCGTGTTGTCCGTCCGCGCGGCGATGGGCGGGATGGCGTTGAGGACATGGAGGGTGGAGAGCTGGTCGCGCATGGCGCGGGGGATCCTTTCCGAATGGATGTAAAGCGGGCCGGCGCGCGCCGGCCCGCAGAAGGCTCAACCGAGGATCAGGGGGCTTCGTTGCGGATCAGCTTGACCGCTTCGAAGTTCTGGATGCCGCCGCCGACGCGCTTGGTGGTGTAGAAGGCCACCTGGCCGTTCGACTTGAAGGGATTGCGCAGCACCCGCACACCGGTGCGATCCACGATCAGGTACGCCTGCCGGAAGTCGCCGAAGGCGACGGGGAAGGCGTTGGCGGCCACGTCCGGCATGTAGTCATCCGTCTCGACCGGATAGCCCATGAAGGTCGAGGGCTGGCCGGCGAGGGTCGACTGCTGCCACAGATAGTTGCCGTCACCATCGCGGAACTTGCGCACGCGCGCCGCCGTCAGGTCATTCATCAGCCAGCGCGCGGAGGCGCGATAACCGGCCTTCAGCGTGTAGATGGCATCGACGAAACAATCGGCCGGGCCGGCGGAGGAACTGGCGGCGATGAAAGCGGAAGCGTCGCCGCTCTTGATGTAGCCGACGCTGCCCCAGGCGTAGGCGCTGTTCACGACTTTCGGGTAGTCCAGCAGGCCACGCGGCTTGTTGACGCCGTTGCCAGTCAGGAAGCTCGAGCCTTCCTCTTCGGCGAACTCAATGGCGACTTCGCCGGCCAGCCAGGCCTCAACATCCACCGCCATGTCGTCCAGGGCCTGCTGGGTCGCGTAGGGCTCGGCGTAGACCTCGCCGGGGGTGAACTCCATGCGGGCCAGCTGCGGCGTGGCGGTCTCGCCGCGCGCCGTGCCGGTTTGGGTTTCACCAACCCAGCCGGAGGTGGCGCCGCCCAGCGACTTGAACTTGACATAGGCGCTGGCGCTGATGGCCTGCACCTGCGCCAGACGGCGCATCGCGGTCATCTGCGACTGGATCCGCGTCACCGCGAGATCGAGCGTCGGCGGGGCCAGGAAGCCGCCATTCGGGTCGCTGTAGGTCGTGGCAGCGGCCTGCACCACGCCGCGGCGGGCGAAGGAGGCGAAGGCGTCGCGGTGCTGGCGCGCCTCGGGCGTGTCACCGGCCTCACCGGCGCCGCCGATCTGCACGGCGGCAAGGCGGCGGTTGGCTTCGTCGAGCGCCTTCTGCTGGTCCAGCAGCGCCGCATCGATCTTCGCCACCTTCTCGGAGGTGACGGCATCCGCCAGCCCCTTCTTGAGCTCGGCGATCTGCTGTTCGTGCGAGGCCTTCATGGCCGCGAAGGTGGTGTTCACCTCACGGATCAAGCCGGCGATCTCCGTCGTGGACGGCGCGCCGGCATCCGCACGAATGGACATCAGGCCGCGGGGCGCGCCGCCCAGCAGGCGGGCGCGGTTGGTCGAATGGGTCATGGGTCGGGGCTCCTAGCCGCGAAGGTTGGCAAGAAGGCGCCGCAGCTCTGCCGCAGCACCACAAAGGCCAGCGTCGCGCGTGGCCGGGTCAGCGGCAGCGCCAGGCGTGCCGCTGGAGGTCAGATCGCGAAGCAGCTTGCGGCGCTCACTGCGCGGCATGCCCTGCTTCGCGAGAATCACATCGAGCTGGTGACGGGCCGCGATCTCCGCGCGTGCCCCGGGCGCTTCCGGCGCCGGCGCGTCATCCATCACCGCATCGGCGAACTTGCCTTCGACCGCCTGCCCGGAACTCATCCAGGTCTCGGCGTCCATCAGCTTCGCCATGTCCTTCTTCGGCCGGCTGGTGCGCGCCGCGTAGATCTCCGCCATCGCGTCATCGATCGGCTCGAGCACCGCGACGGCCGCCTCCATGTCGTGCCGGTTGCCCACGGTCACGCCCCAGGCATTGTGCACCATCAGCATCGCACCGCGGCCCATGGTCACCTGGTCGCCGGCCATGGCGATGAGCGAGGCGGCGGAGGCCGCGAGGCCCATCACCCGGATGTCCACCCGGGCCTTGTGCTCGCGCAGCAGGTTGTAGATGGCGATGCCCTCGAACACGTCGCCGCCGGGGCTGTTGATGCTCACCATCACGTCCCGATTGCCGACGCCGCGCAGCACCCCGGCCATGCGGCGCGCGGTCCAGCCGCCGCCCGACCACGGATCCTCGCCGATCACGTCGTAGATCGAGATGTCCGCCGGGTCGGAGCTGTCCGCCGCCGCCACGGCGCCCGACCAGCGGGCCAGCGCATCGGCAGGCGCATCCCAGGTCAGCCCCTCGGGCTTCTGGAACGCCTGGATGGCAGGGAGAGTGCGCAGGCTCATTGGGTCGCGGCTCCTTCCTCGGGCGGCGGCTCTGGCGGCGAAGGCGCCGCGGGCTGTGCCGTATTCGCCGGCTTGGGCAGTTCATCGCCGCCCGGGACCGGCGGCAGATCGTCCAGCGCGCGGACCTCGTTCTGCGTCATCCAGGCCGGCGAGCCGCCGGCGCCCAGGGCACGGCTGAAGTACTCGGCGCGGTCCTTCGCGGCGGCGCGCAGGAAGCCGGAGACGTTCAGCTTGACGTAGATGCGCGGGGCCTCGGCCTCGGCCACCAGGTCGCGCTCTATGGCCTGCTCCCACATCTGCACGTCGCCGCCGAGCGTGTACTGCAGGAAGCCGAGGTTCTGCTGCTCGATGCCGCTGCCCCAGCTGGTGGTCTTCTCGACATCGCCGATGAGGTGCGGCGGCACGCCGAAGAACATGGCGATCTCGCTGCGCTGGAATTTCCGGCTGTCGAGGAACTGCATGTCCTCGCTGGTCATGCCCAGCTTCTCGATCGACATGTTCTCTTCGAGGATCATCCAGCGGTGCGCGTTGTCGGCGCCCGCGTAGCGGCTTTCCATGTCCGCCCGCAGCCGGTCATAGGACGCATCGCCCAGCCGCCCGGGGTGCTTCAGCGCACCACCAACCCCCATGCCGTTGCGGAACATGCGCGCGCCGAACCGCTCGGCCTGCAGCGCCACGCCCACCGCCTCGCGCATCAGCGCGATCTTGGAATGCCCCACCACGCCATCGGTCGAGAGGTCGCGGAGGTGGAAGATGTCCGACTGGTCGAAGATCGTCACCGCGCCGTCTTTGCGCGTGTAGTGGTACCGGATGGAAAGGTCCGGCATCTCCTCCACCCGCACGCGATCGGGGTGCAGCGGCAGCAGCTCGAGGATGCGGCGGCCGGAGCGCACCTTCAGCGCGTAGCCATTGCCGCGCAGCAGCACATGCGCGCCCAGCAGGCGCCGGAACTCGTAGCTCGTGTGGCGGCGGTTCGGCCGGCTGCCCAGCAAGCGCGAGAGCGGATGCCCCGGCACCTTGCGGCCGACCTGGCCATCCGCCCCCTCGCCGATCACATGCACGGGCAGACAGGCCAGCGCCGAGGCCCGCAGATCCACGCAGCGATAGACCGCCGCCACCCGGATCGCACTGTCGGGCGTGACGCTCGCGCCGGCCGCCGATTCGGAGCCCATGCGCAACGCCTGCCCGAGCTGCTCCGGGCTATTGATCAGCGAGTAATCCACCGACGCCCCGACATCGCGGAGCGGGCGCTCGGCGGCAGGACGGCTGAGGACAGTATCGTGCCAGGAAGGCATGCCCCCTCCGTCAGATGATGCGGATGCCGCGTGTTTCGTAGATGCTGTTGCCCTTCGCGGGCGGATTCCGTGCCATGAGCGCCCCTGCGCAGAAGGCAGCGATCAGCGGGTCAATCTTTGCGGTGCCGGCGACCGCCTTCGTGATCGCCACCGCGTTGCCCTGCGGGACCACCTTCGCGTTCCCCACGCACCAGCCCATCAGCGGCTGCCCGGCATGCACCAGCGTGCCCGACGCCAGCCGCGTCTCCATCGCCTTGATCGTCCCGTTCAGCCGCCAGCCCTGCTGGATGCCGACAACCTTGTCGTCGCCTTCGATCCCGGCACCCGCCAGCGCATCCACACTGTCCGTCGTGCCCCAGAGATCGACGCCCACCTTCGCCAGCAGACCCGATTCCTGCACCTGCTCCGCCAGCTCGGCCACCTGCGCGTTCGCCTCGGACAGATCATCGACCAGCACCAGGTCGCCGTCCTCGGCGAAGCCCTCCAGCCGGGTCGCCTCGCTCTTGCGGAGCTCGAGCACCCCGCGATGCGCCCAGGCACGCACCCAGAGCAGCCAGCGGCGCGTCTCACGCTCGCGGCCCAGCACGGCGAAGCCCAGCAGATCGTCCAGGCCGCCGCCGTCGATCCCCAGCGTCACCACCTCGCTTCGCCGCAGCAGCTCCTCCAGCGTCAGCGTCCGGTCCGCCGCCTGCGGCCAGTGCCTGGCGCCCGCCCAGCCGCCTTCGCGCAGCGCGAACTCGATCTCGACGTTCAGATGCTTGGCGTAGAAGCCGCGCAGCGATGCCTCGCCGGCGTCCTCAGCCTCCCGGCGCTTTTGCACCAGGAACGCTTCATCGACCGAGGCGCCCAGGTTCGGGTTGGTCACGAACCAGAGCGCCGGGTCCTCGTACCCCTTCGACCGCAGCACCCGCTCGGGCCACTCGTAAAGCACCGGCAGCGCCCGCGGATCCACGATCCGCCCGTCACGCACCCCCCGGAAGTACGCCAGCTTCTGCTTGAACACCCCCTGCGGCGCTTCGTCGGACATCGTGGAGATGTAGATCACGAAGCCCTCGGGCCGCGCCGCGAGCCCGCCGGTGGCCTCGAGGAGCATCGCCTCGGCGTTCGGCTTCTTGCCGAACAGCCAGAGCTCCTCGACCAGCACCGCCGTGGCCTTCTTACCCGACACCGTGTCGCTGTCGGCCGCCACCACCTTCAGCGTCGCGCCGGTGGTCCGGTGCACGATGGTCCGGTGGTGCGGCCGCACATGCAGCAGCTTCTTCAGCTCGGGGCTCGCCCGAACCATGTCGGCAGCCGGGCCGAAGCTGTTGCCGGCGATCTCCACCGTCGGCGCCAGGATCAGGAACTCGGCCGATTCCCGCCAGTTCAGCACCAGCGCCGTCAGCATGATCGAGGCGGCCAGGCCGCTCTTCCAGTTCTTCTTGCTGATCAGCAGGAACGCCTGGTTGATCAGCTGCCGGCCGCTGTCCGGGTCATAGGCACCGAAGATCGCCGCGGGGAACTCCAGCACCCAGGGCCGCGCCACCTCGCCGATCGTCAGCTGGTTCGCGATGTCCACGATCCGCAGCGTCCGGAGGATCCGCAGCGCCTCCTCCGCCGAGGCGGGGAACAGCGGCAGCAGCGGCAGCAGCGACCGGCCCGCCATGATGCGCTCTTCCCAGTCGGGACACGCCGTGGACCATTGCGGCAGATCAGCCATTGCTGACGATCAGCCGCGGCGCCCGGCGCGGCGCATACTGCCCCCTCGCCTCCTGCTCCGCCGCCGCCTGCGCTTGCTCACGCTTCCCGGGCATCTCCTCCATCGCCCGGCGGTGCAGATAGGGCGCCGCCATCGACGCCGCCCAGTCGCGCCGCTTCGCCGGCTCGGCCGGGTTGTTCATCACCGCCAGGAAGTACTCCAGCGGCGTGAGGTCGCGCTCTGTCGGCGTCGAAGGCGCTGCGTCAGGGCCGGGCGGCGCACCATCGAGGGGAATGAGCGCCGGCTGGTACGCATCCTTCGGCTTGTTCTTCGCCCCCTTCGGCCGGCCAGCGCCGGTGCGGTGGCCTCCCTTGGGCATCGGTCACCTCTGATAAAATATCTGTCCGGCCCGTTTGTTGCGCGCCTGAG